ACCCTATTGCTTATAAAAATTATTTTATTCGTTTATCGAAAAAACATTCTGATTTAGAAAATGCTCGTATCGCTTTAACCAAATAATCTTCCCTATGTACAACCTAACCCAACACCACCAAAACTCAGCACGTATGAAATTCCAAGACCACAAAATCATTACCTGGCTAATCTACGAGATTGGCTACATCAATGATGCCATAATTCTCGGGGACATTATCTCCGTAAAGGCCGGCATGAAACTAGCCCAAAAGAAAATCGACCAGGCTAAGCGCGATCTGGCTAAAGACGGCATCACCGACTCATTCTTCATGATGTCTGATTTCGGCGGTCGCATCTCGCTTAGTTACGAATACAAGTACCCCGATGGCTTTGCTATCAAGTGCAGTCGTGTCGTACCCACAGGTCAACTTCGCTAATTTTACGACCATGATTATCTCAGCACCACTTATTGACCGTCTCGGCTTCGAGGAATTCGCCTTCAATCTGTTTCTGAACTACGGAGTCTTAGTCGATGGCTACCGCTACGAACAAGACAACGCGTCAATGGTAGTCACGGCCCTCGGCGATTCATTCAACATCGCTATCCGTTGCTATCATCCTGACCGTGGCTGGCTCAATGTAGAATTTACTTATAAACAATAACCATTAAACAAACTAACAATGAAAAAAGAAACCACGCTTCAATGGGCAATAAGAACCGCTAAAGAAAGACGTGAAAAAGAATTATTGAACAATCCGCAACCACCCACCCCAATCCAAACCCCTAAATTTGTCCGCGTTGATTATGGGTATTTTAAATGGGATGGTGGTTATGATAAATATAAAACAATGATTAAGGCGGCTTATGATTGGGGTATTAAAAACAATAAAACAAAATTCGAAACGGCAAAAAAATTTAATACTTATGAACGGAATTTGTCGCAATATGCCATCAATCATCAGTTGCCTAAATTGAAAGATTAAACAAAACCAACACCCAACAACATGAAAACACTAATGAGCATAATCACATTCACCCTCATCGCTAACTATGCACACGCTATTGATGACGTGGCGGTCTTGGCAGCGATTGGTCAGGTCGAGACTGGTCAGGACTACTTTGCAGTCGGAGATAACGGTAAAGCACTCGGTGCTTATCAGCTCCACCGCTCGGCTTGGATTGACGGATCTACGCAACTTCTCCGGGAAGGAAAAAAAGCAATCTCCTACGACGATTGGAAGTATGCAACTAATCAGGACACGGTTGCTCTTGCCCTTCTGCGTTCCTTGAGAGGCCGTCTAGCGTCTAAGGGTATCACTGACCCTACTCCTGAACAATTAGCCCTCTGTTGGAATATGGGCTTCACAGCTGCGAGCCGTATCGGGTTCGACCATCATCGCGCTAAAACGGACTACGCTGAACGCGTCGCGAATCTCGCCAGCAAATAAACCAATTTGCAAAAGTTTTAACTTATACGATTATGGCTAAGAAATGTCCTACATCGATGACTCGACCTTTATCCTCGCAATCGACCCAGGAGCAAACGGTGGATTTGCTTATAAAGGAGGGGCTACTATTTTCTGCGGTAAGAATGATGAACTCGCACAACTTACAATTAACCGAGAAACAATTATCGTTGTTGAGAAAGTACCACCCTACGTTGGAAAGTTTATTCCATCGTCAGCTGCTTTCAAACTCGGCTACTCGTACGGCTGGATCGTGGGGAAATTTGCAAATTATAAAACGCACCACATCACCCCGCAGGTCTGGCAAAAGTATCTCAACATCGGGACTAAAGGCGAGCAGACCACAACGCAATGGAAGAACCGCCTCAAGGACGAAGCGATAAAACTATTCCCTAATCAGAAAAGAATAACCTTGGCTACCGCCGACGCGTACCTCATTCTACACTACGCAATTAAAAACAAACTCTCATAACACTATGGAAAAGAAACTACCTAAAGACGGAATTGATTACGTTAAACAAATTCCCGGCTCACAATATATCGTCCTCGTTGATGGATCGGTGGCTCGTTTGCTCAAGCCCACTATCAAGAACGAGAAGAAGTATTTTAATCTCCGCATTAAAGGCGAGATTGCACAATACTCTGCTGAGGAGATTGAGAAGCTGAGTAAATAATTTACCCCCAATACCATCATGCCTAAAGAACCAACAACACCCACTGCTGACCTTATCAATGCCCTTGCGGAATTTGAGAATGTTAAGGCTAACAAAATTAACCCCGCGTTTAAGGCACGCTATGTTTCGCTCGACGCACTGCTCGAAGCCTGCAAGCCTGTCCTTCATAAGCACAACCTCGCGCTGATTCAGACCCTCGTATCTGACGAAGGCAAAGTCGGCATCGAGACTTCTTTTCTACACTCGTCAGGCACATCGTTCCCCTTCGGAAAATTGATGGTCAAGGCAGAGAACTTAACTGCTCAACAGGTAGGCGGTGCTTTAACATACATTCGCAGACAAAGCATACAGACGGCCTGCGGTATCTCAGTAGACCTCGACGATGATGGTAACCGTGCAAGCAATACTCCAATGCCTTCAGCTGCGGTCGCACCATTAACCTACAAGCAATCCTCAATCCCTGGTACAAACAATGTCCGATAAAGAAAATATGAAAGAAGTACCGATAGTGACTCTTGACGAACTTGTTGCTGGTATAACTAACCACAACAAACTACTGACTGCCGAAGCCCGAATCAAAGCCCTTGAGATTGCCGGTGATCGCCTTGCCTTCCTAATGCTCAATGGCACTACCAGCGAAATGAAGAAGGCAATCTGGGAATGGAGAGAACTTAATCCACGCAAGAAAGACGATTCCAATGTATAACTTTTTAGAAATGTCATTTGAGGCATATAAATCTATGCCAAGCGAAAATAAGTTAAGCACTGACTCTAGAAAAATTATATTCAAAAATAAACAATGGGAAGTCTATGGTGATGCTAGTCTGAATTGTGAAAGTAAAGGATACTACATTGATGGTTATAGAATCATGGAAGGAATGACTGGCCCTGAAGATAAAGAAATTTTATGGCCCGAACACGTATGCAAAAAAATATGGGTTGATGAAGATATGTTCCTTGAGGCATACGGAATAGCATACAGGCATTACAAAGTTACTGAACAATTAAAACTGATGGACGATGAAAGACATTCCTAAAGCCGTTATTAACCTGGTTAACTTTTGCAAAGAGGATTATCAGCTCATCCTTTGGCTGGACGGTGAGGCCTTCGCTGAGTTTAGCACCGACTCCAAAGCCGAGTTTAGCAAAGCATTGAAAGAATGGAAGAAAACCAACTTACCGACATTAGAGCGATCTGATTACAAAATCTATGTACGCGGTAAGAAGAAACTAATTGAGGCCGACATTTAACATCATGGCACGAACCCGAAAAGCCGAACAAGCAGCGCTAAGACCTAAACGGAGCCAGATGTGGGTCTACACCGACAAATGGGTCGAACTGCATGGCAAAGTCGCCTCACTGCAAAGCCGGGTTGCTCACCTCGAACACGAGATTAACCAGAACCTAATCAGAAACGAACTTTACCCGAACCGCCATGAGCAACCTAAATACCGATAACATCGACCGCCTACTCCGAGAGGTGCGTGACAGTTTAACGGACTGCGAACTGTACCACAACTCGCCATCAAACAAGAACGACTCCGCAAACCTAGAGAACATCATCCTCGCAGCCATCATCGAGGCCAATCGTCTAGACGCTACGGAGGTCGAGGAGATTTATGACGTAAAGCCACTGCACGACCGAATCCATAGCATCGTCTTAGCCCTACGCGTTGCTCGCAATACCCTTGAACGCTTGGAGGCCCACGCTCAGGACGCACTCGATAAGGCGCGCATGATTAGCCACATCGTCGAAGAGCCTTACGACGATCACGAGCTGTAGACCGATGGCTTTACCTCAACCGCCGTCAGCCCTACTTAACCAGGCAGCCAAAATGCCTAAGAAGTGCTATGCCTTGTGGATAGTTAAAAACGGACAAGTGCAGAACGCTGAATTTGCCGTCTGGGATTTAGATTCCTACTACGAGGAGATGTGGAAGTTTAGAAAGAATGTGAACCCCGATGAACTTAAAGGATGCCACGTAGTCGCATGGGTTAAATTCCTTGACCATTTCAAAACGGTGAACCTTAATAGCGTTACAGTCGAATAAATGAAAAACACTTTTAACTTTTGGATGCCACGCAAGAACTCGTACCGAAAGGCGAGCGAGGGAAAATTCGTTGTTGGGTAGACCCTGTTGAGCTAAAGCATCCATCCTTTTTACCCAACCACAAAACAAACATACAACATGAGCAACATGACCAGACAAGATTACGACGCTATCACCGCACTGAATTATTCAGGGATGAAAGAGTTACTGAAATCACCGGCACACTATCAGGCTTACTTAAACGCTGAACGCGTAGAGACAAAAGCACTGCGAGTCGGAACGATGGTTCACTTAGCGATTCTACAATCTGAACTTTGGCAGAATTACAAACCAGCACCAGAATGCGACCGCC